GAATAACATGGCAGAAATTACAACCAGTCAAATTGGTAATGGTACAACAGCGTATGGTTCAGATATCGTTGTTAAGGACCTAGACCTTGACGTAAGCAATCGTATTAAAGATGACACACCTGTATTAAACATGTGTATGTCAAAAAAGCGTAAAGTTAACAGTACTTTACCATTATGGACAGACGACATTTATCGTCTACCAGCGGCTCAAGCGCAAGTTGAAGGTGCTACTGTTGCAACTTCACAAGCAGAAAGCAATAGTCGTTTCAACTTAGGTAACTACACACAGATTTTCAGTACAGTTATTGCTGCATCTGGAACTGCACGTGCTGTTATGCAGTCTGGTGGCGATCCTCAAGCATATCAAGAAGTCAAGCAATTGATTGAATTGATGTTTGACGTTGAGCAACAATTAGTTCGTGCTGACCAAATCGGTACACAGTATTCTGGTCAAACAGGTACTGCTATTACTAATCCAACACAAGCATATAGCGGTGGTCGTAGAATGGGTTCATTGAATGCATTCGCTGGTACACATTCATTCAATACAACAAGTGGTACAACTACTGGTTTGAATACCAATACAAACAATGCAAGTACAGATAGCGCATCAACTGCTACTAATACTTTCAACATTGCTGCTAATGGTACAGAGTATTATACTGGTACATTTACTAACCAGTATTTCTCACCAGCATTGTATAAGCAATTGGTAACAGTTGCTGAACAACGTTATAACGCTAAGATTCGTACTATTGTTTGCCCAACAAGTCTACGTTCTAGTCTAAGTGATAACATGCCACAAAGTCGTGGTATCAATCGTGTAAACAGTGAGCGTGGTGACACAATCGCTACATACGAAGGTGACTTTAACTATTCATATGAAATATTTGATTCATGGATTATGGATCAATCTGGTGTTGCTAATCAGATTTATTTCTTGAATGAAGACGTTATTCAGTGGGGTTCATTACGTGACTTAGGTCCTAACAACGAAGTATTCAGTAATGCTGATGCAAGTTTGGATCAGTTCATTCTTGAAGGTACATTGATTGTTCGTAACCCAGCAGGCGTTGGCGTATTGCACAACATCACTGCAGGTACAGATGCACAAGCAAGTTTGCCAGGCGCACGCCCAGCAGCATTGGTATCTCGTACAAACCAAGGCGCTGGCTCTACTTACTAATCACAAAATTAGTAACACAAAAGGCTCACTATGTGAGCCTTTTTTTATTGATAAATACATACATGAATGATATTAACCAACCCGAATATTTAAGTGACAAAGACCCCGAAAAGAATCATGATTACTGGAGACAGGATCATGGTGGAATGATTACTAATCATAATGGCATAGCAGATAAACTATTGCAAAATGATAAGTTATACAATCAAATGAAGGGTGATTGGAAAAGAACTGATTATAATAAAAGCAAAAATATTAAAGTTACTACAGGTCGTGAAGATGGCAAGTTCTTTATTCAACGTGAACAAAACAACATTGAAGCAATTATAGAACATTGCAAACAATATCGTGCAAGAGCAGAAGCAGGAATGCCTGATCCATTAGCACCAATTATGCCTGATGGTAAACTTGGACACAAATGGATGGAACTACCAAGTGTGATAAGTATACGTATCAGCGACCAATATTTTGGTGGTATTCCATGGAATGCACTTAAAAACGATAGAACATTAAAAGCACAATTTTATCGTGTAGTAGAAACAGAATATCCACAATATGTTTGCTATCCAGGTGGCAAATTACCAATACCCGTTGAAGTACCTTATCCAACAAAAGTAGGTCAACAACGATTCTTTAAAGGACATTAATAATGTTTGTAATCCCAACAGCAGATGACTTAGTAACTTTCATCAAAGACTTCACAGGAAGTACTAATGATGAAGAAATTAAAAAATGTATTTTCATGGCAGAATTGTCAATGCGTAACATTGAGTTACCTGCATTACGTTGTGATCCATATGCACCCGAAAACATTGGTGTAGCAGATAGTAATGGTCGTATACCTATTCCGGGTGATATGAACAAGCCCATATTGTTTTTTAAACAAGGTGGCACATATAATACAAGTGGTACTGGTACAGGAACTATTGGTGAATATACAATTCAATTAACTAGTACTACAAACTTACCATTAAGTTCAGGTATGTTAGTAACAGGTACAGGTGTTGCAGCTGGTGCAACAATACAAAACATTACAGGTAATAGTGGTAGTCAACTTATTACTGTAACATTAGCAAATACAGGCGCAGTATCAGGTACCATCAATTTTACAAGTACTGCAAATCGTAGTAGTCAAACAGGTCCATGGATTGTGTATGATAGAATTGGTGATCGTGATATTATCACACAAAGTATGATTGCACAATTATATCTACAACCAGTAAACGTACCAGCAGTTATTCGTGGTAAGTTTAGTGAAGTTGGACAAGTATATGAATTTTTACCATATATTGCTGAGGGTGATTTAATTAACATGTACTATTATAGAGCATGGCCCCTATTGTTTAGTCCAATCACAGATACATCAGATACGGTACAAACTAATGCAGTACTTGCTACATGGCCAGAAGGTTATGTTTATGCAACATTGCGTGAATATTATATTAAACGACATAATGACCAAGATGCACAAGTTTATGATGCAAAGTATAAAGAGGCATGGAATATTGTAGAAGACCAAAACAATCTAGGTAAATGGAGTGGCGGACATACAAGATTAACAAGTGTATGGCAACCAAGACAATATAGACAATATAACATAAAATAAGGAATACTCATGTCTACGACAACTCTTTATACCACAACAGTTAGCAATAATGTAAGTAGTAATAATTATACAACTTTGTATAGTGGTGGCGCCGGCGAAATTACTGCACAACAACCATATGGTAATAGTAATGTTGAAGCATTTTTAAATGCAGGTAGTGATATCGGTGGCAACATTGTACAAAATATTGTTAGTAATGGTGTTATAAGTAGCCATGGATTAACTGTAGTTGGTAACACTAGTTTAGGCAATGTAAGTAATGTACATATAACAGGTGGCAATTTAAATTATGTATTACAAACTGATGGCACAGGTAATTTAACATGGTCTGAATTACCAGGCTATGCAAATACTACAACTTATATTCATTTTGATGTATCTAGTACTGCAAACAATCAATTTTTCACAAATGGTAATTTAGTTGTATATCCAAATGTTTATACTATGGCTGTATTTAAAAATGGTATTAACATTGAACCAAACTTATATACTATAGCCGGCGATACATTAATAATTAACATATTATTAAATACAGGAGATAGTATTGATGTATTACCTAGTAAAAGTGGTAGTAATGGATCAAATCCAGGTGGCAATTTAACCGAAGTACAATATAATGGTGGTGTATCATTAAGTGGTAATAGTAGTTTTACATTTAATCAAACTAATAGTTTATTAACTGTTGGCAATATTAGTACTAATAATCTTACTGTTAATAATGTAACTACATTGGGCAATGTTGGCAATGTTAAAATTACAGGAGGTGTTGCTAACTATGTTCTTACAACAGATGGTACAGGTAATTTAAATTGGACATCACAAATATCAAGTAACGTTGTACCAGGTGGTATCAATACTAGTGTACAATTTAATACAAATGGTAGTTTAGATGGATCAACAGGATTTACATTTAACAATGTAAGCAATACATTAACTGTACAAAATATTATAAGTAATGGCAGTCAATTATCAAGTCTTACTGCCGCAAATGTTATTGGTACAGTAGCAAACGCAACATATGCAATTAGTGCGGGATCTAGTTTAACTGCTACAAGCGCAACAACTGCGGGTAGCGCAGTTACTGCAAATACTGCTAATGTAGCAAATACAGTATCAGATAATGCACAACCAAATATAACAAGCGTAGGTAGTTTAACAGGATTATTAGTTAATGGTAATATAACATCATTAAATGGTAACTTAGGTAATTTAATAGTTGGTAACTATATAGCAGGCGTGTTAACAACAAATAATCAACCAAACATTACAACTATAGGAAATTTAACTAATTTAACAAGCAATGGTGTTGTTGATTTTAGTAATACTAGTAATGTTACATTAGGTAGTGTAAGTAATTTACATATTACTGGCGGTGCAAGTGGGCAAGTATTAAGTACTAATGGTAGTGGTAATGTAAGTTGGGCTAGTGTTAATATTAATCCAGGTGGTGCAAACACACAAATTCAATATAACAATGGTGGACTATTTGCAGGTAGCGTTAATCTTACATTTAATAATACTACAAATACATTAAGCACTACAAATATAGTTAGTAATGGATTTGGATTAACAAATGTTAATGGTAGTAATGTATCTGGACAAGTAGGTAATAGTTTAATAGCAGGTACAGTATATACTGCAAGTCAACCAAATATAACAAGCGTAGGTACACTTACTAGTTTAACTGTGTCTGGAACAAGTAATGTTGCAAATACTAATTTTAATAAATTTAATGAAACTGTTATTTCAGGTGGAAGTGTTAGTGGTACATTAACGCCTAATGCGGCTGCTGGTACAATATATCAATATACATTAACTGGTAATATTACATTAAACAATCTTGTTAATGCAGTAGCAGGTACAAGTATGACTATTGAATTAACACAGGATGCGACAGGTGGTCGTACATTAACAAGTAGTATGAAATTTAGTGGTGGTAGTAAAACATTAAGTACTGCTGGCAACTCGGTTGATATCATTAGTTTATATTATAATGGCTCAACATATTATGCAGTATTAAGTAAAGGATATGCATAATGTTTAGTGCAAGAATGGGTTTTGAATATACTAGTGGTAATAACCCAAATGCCTATTGGTTCGATGCTATTGATTTAAAATGCAATGGCGCTAGTGCCAGCACAACAACAACCATTAAGAATATCAATAATAATTCATATATATTTGGTCGTGGCAATAGTTCTAGTACTGGATTATACAGACCATATTTTGCAAAACTTAATGATAGTGTTGGATTGATTGATACTTATGTAGTTTTTCCCGATGTCAATTCATTCAGTTCAACAAATAATGTAACAGATATATTAGTTGATGGTAGCAATAATACACATGTTATTTTTAATAAAGCCATACTTCAAAAATATGATTCAAACAATAATTTTGTAACAGGTATAGATTTAAGTAGTTTAGGTACAACTGACAATATGGTTATAGATAATACAAATAATATATATGTATTAATTTATAATGGTACAGTAATGAACTTACTAAAAATTGATAGTAGTACATATAGTATTACTTGGTATAAAATAATTACACTTACAACTAGTGATACTAATCAATTATTAATAGATCCAAGTGGCAATTTGTATATTACTGCATATTCTGGTTCAAGTCCATATAACTATATTATTAAACTTGATAATACTGGTAGTATACTATGGCAAAAAAGTCTTGCGTATACTTCAACAACTAGTACATTATTAAATCGTGTATGTTTTGACAGTAGTAATAATATTTACTTAATTAATCAAGTTGGTGGATATGGTTATGTATTAGTTAAAATTAATAGTGTTGGTACAAAAGTATATGAATATACTGTGACAGATAACACTAGTTTAGGAACTAGTGGATATCGTATGATTATTAATGGTAGTGGCAATCTTGCATTGATGAGTACTGCAGCAGGAAACGTTGGCGGTTATATAAGTGTTATAACTACTACTCCAAGTGCATTATATACAACATATTATACAAATGATACATCAAATTTTTATCCATTAAACATAACATGTTCAAGTACTAATTTGTATGTTGAGTTTACTTTAAAAAATGCAGGTACTAGAGTCGATGGTTCAAATTTTAAATTACCTAATAATGGTAATTTAACTGGTTTAAACAAAGCATACAGTTATACTGTAACTAGTGATGATAGCACAAATTATACTTTTAGTGGTACTATTACATCTAGTAGTGATAATGTACCAACATTTAGTACTAGTACTAAAGTTACATTATCAAATAGTTCAGCAACAATAGCTAGTGGTAGTATATCTCCATCTACAGTTACTCAATCGTTAAATACAGTTACTCCATTCAGTTATGGAATAACTTTACCCTAAGGACACAAAATGACAACACGCGGTGAAATAAATTCAAACTTCTATCAAATCGTCAACGTAGACATTAATGGAGCGCCAACATCTATTAAAAATCAATATATTGCAAATGCTACTGTAGGTAATGCAGTTCATGCAAATGTTGCAGATGTTGCAAACTCAGTTAATGTTAGTAACGTAGTTGGTATAGGTAATATTGCAACTGTTAATTTAACTGGTAATGGCAGTCAAGTATTATTAGGTAATGGTACTTGGGGTGCAGGTGGTAATCCAAATAAAATTGAAAATGGTAACAGTAATGTATCTGTACCTACTAGTAATGGTAACATCTATATCAATGCTAATAGTAGCGTAGACAAACAATGGAACTTTGATACTACTGGTAATTTATCATTACCAGGCAATGGAGTAATAGGTGATGTATATAATGATGGTGGAGTAGGATTAAAAGCAAATTCAGGTGGATATGCTATACTTGCTAGTAATGATTTAGACCAATATGTACAAGCAGATAATACAGCAGTATATATTGGTACAAACTATCCTGCTAATAATCATACTTGGACATTTCAAAAAGATGGTAACACATCTTTTCCCGGTGGCTCAACTGTTAATTTAGGTAATTTAGCAACTAGTAATTATTTTAGTGGTAATGGTAGTTTATTAACTGGTGTTATTACTGCTAACGCAAACTATTCAAATTTTGCTGGTAATGCAGTTCATGCAAATGTTAGTGATTTAGCAAATAGTGTTAGTGGTGCAAATGTTAGTGGTGTTGTGGCAAATGCTACTTATGCAGTTACTAGTGGTACTGCTTATAGTGTATCAGGTAGTAATGTAAGTGGCCAAGTAGCAAATGCATTAGTTGCAGGTACTGTTTATACTAACGCACAGCCCAATATTACAAGTGTTGGGACGTTAACTGGATTAACAAGTAGTGCCAATATTACTGCACCATATTTTATAGGTAACGTTGTAGGTAACATTAGTGGTAACATTGTTGTACCTGGATTACAATGGGATATATTATATAATGATGGCGGCAATGCAGGTGCTAGTGATAATTTTAAGTTTGATGCAACTAGTAATATATTAACTGTTACTGGTAATGTAACTGCAAATTATTATTCTGGTAATGGTAGTTTATTGACTTCAATCACAGGGGCAAATATAACAGGTATTGTAGGTAATGCAACACATGCAAATATTGCAGATGTTGCAAATAGTGTATCAGGTAGTAATGTAACAGGTGTTGTTGCTAACGCAAATTATAGTACATATAGCGGAACTGCATATTCAGTATCAGGTAGTAATGTATCTGGTCAAGTTGCTAATGCGCTTGTAGCAAATACTGTTTATGGTAATGACCAACCAAATATTACTGGTGTTGGTACATTAGGTAGTTTAGCAGTTACTGGTAACATCAGTACAAGTAATTTACAGGCAACAACAAGTATTACAACTGTTGATTTAACTGTAACAGGTAATGCAAACATAACTGGTAATATTAATCAAATTAGTGGTAACTCAGGACAATTCTTTGGTAACGTAACAACTGGGTTTGGTGCATTATATGCAGGTATACCTTTAGGTTATTCTAATGTTCCACAAACAGTATTACAAGTTGCTGGTAATTATGATGGTTATATTGACATAAATTTACAAAATATTAATTCAGGTGCTAATGCAAGTACAGACATGTCACTTCTTGCTGATAACGGTAATGCACTTAATTATTTTATTGACATGGGTATTACTTCTACTGCTTATGATAGCGCAGGTGAATTTACATCATTAGACCACAATGATGGATATGTATATGTAATCGGCGGAGATACAACTGGTACGCATGGTAACTTAATATTAGGTTCAGCAACACCAGGTGCACAAGTTAAATTTATTGTCGGTGGCGCAAACATTGAAAACATTGCCGCAGTTATGAATGAACCAAATACTGTGTCAACAAACAATACAAGTGGTACTGTAACTATAAAAGGTGGATTAGGTATAACTGGCAATTTATATGGTGGTAATTTAATTAACGCAAATTACTTTTCTGGTAATGGTAGTTTATTAACTGGCATTACATCAACTACTGGTAATGCAAACTATGCAAATTATGCTGGCAATGCATTTAATGTATCAGGTAGTAATGTAAGTGGTCAAGTAAGCAATAGTTTAATTAGTGGTACTGTATATACAAATGCACAACCTAACATTACTAGTGTAGGTACATTAACATCACTTAATGTTACAGGTAATATTACAAATGGAAATATAACAGGCGGCAATTTAATAAGTGCTAATTATCATAGTGGTAATGGTAGTTTATTAAGTAGTATCACAGGTGCTAATGTAACAGGATATGTGCCAAACGCAAATATTGCAAATACTGCATACTCAGTAAGTGGTAGCAATGTTACTGGACAAGTAGCAAACGCATTGATTGCAGGCACTGTATATACTAATAGTCAACCAAATATAACAAGTGTTGGTACATTAAGTAGTTTATCAGTAACAGGTAACATTACAAGTGGTAACATTGCAGGTGGCAATTTAATTAGTGGTAATTATCATTCAGGTAATGGTAGTTTATTAAGTAGTATTACAGGTGCTAATGTAACAGGAGTTGTAGCAAATGCAACTTATGCAACTAGTGCAGGTACTGCTACATCAGCAACAACTGCCGGTACTGTAACAACTAATGCACAACCAAATATAACAAGTGTTGGAGTATTAACTGGATTAACATCTGGTGGAACAGTTAACTTTACTACTTCAAGTAATGTAAGTTTAGGTGCAGTTGGTAATGTTAAAATTACAGGCGGTACTAATAACTATGTTCTTAAAACAGATGGTGCTGGTAACTTAAGTTGGGTTGCACAAAGTGGTGGAGGTGGTTCGCCAGGTGGTAGTAATACATATGTACAATTTAATGATAACGGAAGTTTTGGTGGAAGTGTAAATTTAACATTTGATAAAACAAGCAATTATGTTACTGCAAACAATCTTGCAGTTAATAATACCACATCATTATATGGTACCACTCAATTATTAGGTCCTACTAGTCTTAATGGTACGTTTAATAATTATGGTACAATGAATTTGGCATCAAACAGTAGTATTACTATTACTGGTGGTAGTTCAGGTCAATATTTAAAAACAGATGGCGCAGGTAGTTTAAGTTGGTCAACTGTTACTGCAAGTCCCGGAGGAAGTAATACTCAAATACAATATAATGACAATGGATCTATTGCAGGTAGTGCAAATTTAACATTTGATAATACTAGTAATACTTTAACAACAGATTATTTTATTGGTAATGGATCACAATTAAGTTCAATCAATGGTTCAAATGTTACAGGTACAGTTAGTAGTGCTAGTTTTGCAAGTACTGCAGGTGTTGCAGCAACAGTAACTAGCAATGCACAAGCCAATATTACTAGTGTTGGATTATTAACAGGTTTAAGTTTTGCAAGTAATGGCAACATTACAATGAGTGGTACTGGTTCTAGATTAAGTGGTGGTAATTTAGTAAGTGCTAATTATATTAGTGGTAATGGAAGTTTATTAACTGCAATTACAGGTGCAAACGTAACTGGAACAGTAAGTAGTGCGACTAGCGCAACAACTGCCGGTACAGTAACAACTGCAGCACAACCAAATATTACTAGTGTTGGTACTTTAACTAGTTTGTCTGTTACTGGTAATATTACAACAGGTAACATTAGTTCAGTTGGACTAGGAAATATTGCAAACGTTTTATTTACTAAATATAACGAAACAGTTGTTGCAGGTGGTAGTACAGGTGCTGCTACATTAACACCAAATGCAGCTGCTGGTACAATTTATAATTATACATTAACAGGTAATATTACAATAAATGCATTAGGTAATGCAGTTGCTGGTACAGGTATGACACTTATATTAACACAAGACGCTACTGGCGGTAGAACATTAACAAGTACTATGAAGTTCTTAGGCGGTAGTAAAACATTAAGTACTGCTGCAAGTGCAATAGATATTATGAGTGTATTTTATGATGGTACAACTTATTATGCTAGTTTAGGAAAGGGATATGCATAATGTTTGCATGGCGTGATACTTTTATGACTTTTGTTGGTAGCACAAATAGTAGACCTATAGTTGCTACTGGCGGAACTATTTCATATTTTATTGATACAAGTAATGTGTTTTATAAAGTACATGCTTTTACTAGTAATACTTCTTTTGTTGTTACTAATACTGGTGCTAATGGATTAATAGATGCATTATTAGTTGGTGGAGGTGGTTCGGGTGGCAGGGCTGCTGGTGGTGCGGGTGGCGGTCAAGCAACTGGAGGTGGGGGTGGCGGCAATGTACAGTTACAAAGTAACTATACAGTTTCTGTAAACACATATTCAATAGTTATAGGTAATGGCGGTGCTGCTCCAACAACATCAGGAACAGCTGGCAATCCGGGCAATGCGACAACTGCATTTGGTTTTACTGCTAATGGTGGCGGTGGCGGAGGATATACTGCGAGTTCTACACCAGCAGCACCTACTGGTGGCTCTGGAGGTGGTGGGTCTGGTAATGCGGCGCCAGGGGAAAATGGCGTTGGCGGATTAGGTATATATAATGGTGGAAATGGCTTTGGATCTACTACAGCAACAAAAGCAGGTGGGGGCGGTGGTGGTGCCGGACAAAACGGATTTAATGCCGTGAGTGGTCAGGGTGGTAATGGTGGTAATGGTGCATTATTTATTAATATTTTTTCTAGTGGTTCTGTATATTATGCAGGTGGTGGTGGTGGAGCAATAGGTACTAGCGGAAATGCTGCTACTAGTGCAGGTATCGGTGGATTAGGTGGGGGAGGACGCGGTGGTAACGGCGTTGCTGGTAGTAGTATTGCGGGTGGTGTTAATACTGGTGGCGGTAGTGGTGGTGCTAGTGGAGCAAGCGGTATTATACCTTCTGCAGGTGGCTCAGGTAGAGTAATGGTTCGCTATCCATTAGGTAATAGTAAATTAACTGTAACCACAACTGGATTTTATGATTATGTTGGATATATAGATCCAAATACAAATAACGCTTATGCAGTTCATTGTGTATATAATCTATCAGGAAACACAACCAGTGGCACCGGAACATTTACGCCTACAGCTAATATAAGTAATGCAACTATTGTTATTATTGGTGGCGGAGGCGGTGGTGGTAATCTTACCGTTAGTGGTGCTAATTCTGCGGCAGGTGGAGGTGGAGGCGGCAATGTTATTGTATTAACTAATCAATCATTAACTAGTGGAACAGCATACAATGTAACCATGGGAAATGGTGGTTCTATAACAGGAGGTAGTGGTAATAGTAGTATTGGATTTGGTTCTACTGCTGTTGGTGGAGGTGGTGGAGGTGTTCCAACTACATATGCAGGTGTTGCAATTGGTGGGGGCGGTGGAGCTAATGCTACAATTAGTGGTTCAGGTGATAGTACTGGAACTTATCGTGGTGGTAATGGTTTTGCGGCAAGTACATTTGTGGCAGTTGCAGGCGGCGGCGGTGCTGGTGCCGGAGGTAATGGACAAAATGGTGTTAGTGCGTTTGGTGGCAGCGGTGGTTCTAGTAGAACCGTTAGTCAATTATTCCCTAATAATAGTACACAATTAAATGTATTTGCTGGTGGCGGTGGAGGTGGATCTGGTGGATCTGGTGGAGGGGGTGGTGCTGGACTAGGAGGCGGAGCTAGCGGTACTGCTGGTAGCGGAGCTAGCGCACAACAAGGTATAGGTTTTGGATTTGGTGGTGGTGGCGGAGGCGCATATGGTTCTACTGGAACTTACACAGGTGGGTACGGTGCTTCGGGTGCAATTTTAGTTCAATATCAATTATAATTATTAAGGAACAATATGATAGACTTTTCAACACAACAATTATCTTGGGTATTAATCACTGCATTGGGCATTGGTGGCACTGGTTATATGACATTGACCAAAGATGTAGATGACATTAAAGTTAAAGTTGCAGTTACACATACCAATACAGAAAATACAAACAAAAGTTTAACTCAGTTACAAAATCAATTGAATCGCATTGAAGAAAAATTAGACAGACAAAATAACAAACGATAAATAATTTCGTACAGAGGATGGTTTTTATATACGTGTTTAATGCCATTTACACATTTCCGATGATTGTTCTCTGTACATCCTTAATATATTTTGTGTTTTTGCTAGAATGGTCACGTCCTGTTAGTCTCTTGTTAATTCCCTAAAGTGGTCATTCTAGCAATCTTTTTATACCAAAACACTAGCTTATTTCAATATATTTCTATATAATGATAAATACACAGCACTTAACTGTGTGACAACTCCTAAAAATGTCAAACGAAGTCCCCAGCTTGAACCCTGGGGCTTCATCTCAGGTTCAAGAGATTGACATGTACTAGGAAACATTTTTAAAGGAGAAAAAATGACAAACGAAGACAACAATGTGGATCGTGCATATGATATATACACGAATTTAGAAAATGCTATTGGCAATTGTACTCACTATAGAAGTATAGGTGATCGTGAGATGTACTTGTGGTGGGAAGAACGTGTTGCTGAAATTGAAGAAGATTTATTGGAATTGATTTATAAATTGAAAGGTGATAAGAAATGAGTAAAGAAATGAAAAGGGCTGTTCGTAAATTATTACAAGCAAGACCATTATCAAAATATGTTAATGTGGTTCCAATAGAAACCACATTTGCTGAATTAGGAAAATGTAAACAAAATTCATATAATCTTGTTTTTAGTAATGAAAAAAGATATGATTTTGTCACTGGTTGGGTAGTGCATGAAACAGAAAATAATTCTACTGTTGTGCATGGGCATTGGTGGAATTATGATAACAAAACTAATAAACATGTTGATAGTACGCAAAAGTTTTTTAATGCGGATGTTTCATACATAGTAGATATGGATATAGGAAAGATTTTATCAAAATATTATTGTAATATGGGTGATGAAAAATTGGAAATATTATTTGACAAACATCCTCAGGTTGTGGGAGATTTATTATTATACAATGATGAATGGTATGCTTGGGACGAAGATGATAAAGATGCATTTTATAAATTGGGTAAACATATAGACCTTCAACAATTGTTTGCTATAGATATGATACAATCCGCAAAAAGAACCATGAAGCCAGAAGTATTTTCTGCATTTAAGGATTACGCAAAGAGAAAATACCAATGAAATTAAGTATACATCCTAAATTTAGAGGTAAACCAGACAGGTTAGAACGCAAAGATAAACCACCATTATACATTTATAAAGGAACTATTATAAATTTAGGATATGATTGGGAAAATATAGAATGTACCTGGCAAGAAGCATTTGATGCAATTACAATAGATGGATTAGCAACAAGTTGTGAACTGAGTTCAAATCATAGGGAAGAATCTAATTATATAAGTAGACAATTATGTATGGTTGATATTGATGATGGTATGACCATACAAGAATTGTTTGAAAATGATTTTTACAATGAATATGGCGCAGGATTTTATACTACAGCCAGACATACTGATGATGCACATAGATTTCGTATTATGTTTGTATTAGAAGAACCAGAATATGATGCGTTACGAATGCGTAAAATTATTCGGGGATTGTTAGAAATATATGAATCGGGTGATAAAAGTTGTAAAGATGCAAGCCGTATATATTACGGCGTTCCTAATTGTGTAATTAAAGAATACACAGACAAAGTATTACCCAAACTTATTACTGATGAATTAGTTAACATGATAGATAGAATAGACAATGAAAAAGTCAAAACACAAGATTATCAAAGACAATATGATACTCAATATGATGAAATTTATGTAAGTCAATTATTATCCAAAATCGCTAATAATGTTGGTAATTTGCATGGACAATATGATGATTGGTTAAGTATAGCATGGGCAACATGTCATACTGTAGGTGTCAATAATGCAAAAAATCTAATGTTGCAACATTGGCCATCAAAAACAAAAAAAGAATTACATGCATTTGATAGTTGGGATAGTTCTAGAAGTCCAGGAATTGCTACACTTATTAAATTAAGTAATTTTGATAAAGATGAGTTACGACAAATGGAACTAGAATTTCGTGCCCGAAACAACATTGAGATTTTACTAGAACCATATCAAGTAATTAAAGAACTAAACAAGAAAATAAGGATATATTAATATGAATAACATAGATTTAATGAATAAAATAGGCGGAAAGATACATGCATCTAACATTCCAGCAAAACACATCAAAAACGATGAAATAAAAACACCCCAAAATTTAAGTGTTTTTGACAACAATTACATAGATTTTACAAACAGATACAATCAACTTCCTGCATTTTGCGAGCATTTACCAACATTAATAAAAGATGCAATGATTATACTGAAGGATATGAACAATACTCCTTATGAATTATCAATTTGTACGCTTTTAGGTGCAATTAACAGTTGTACACATACCAGGTATAATGTAGATAGTATAGTTTACAAGATTAGACCCACAACATTGTTTATTATGACTATTTTGGACACAGGTGGCGGTAAAAGTTCATTATGGAACGAAATTAAAGATCCATTTGAAGATTATCAGCAATTTATGTATGAAGCGTTAAGAAATGAAAATGCAAGATATATTAGTGAAAACAAAGTCTATACTAGTAAAATCAGAGAATATGAAAAAGAAAAAGAATTGGGCAATAATCCAAAATTTCCAGATAAGCCCATGCCTGCTGAAACAGCAGATTATATCATATCAAAAACTACTAGCGGTGGTATAACTGATGTTTTAGTTAGTCAACCAAATGCAAGTTTAATTAGTGATGAAGCAGGTGAGTTTTTCAGTAGTCATACATTTCAAGGTGGTAAAAATGATGCAAATCGTGCAATTGAAATGACAAGTATGTTAACTAAGTTTTGGGATGGATCACCTGTACAAAGAAATACAAAAGAAACTAAAGTAACTGTTAAAAATCGCAGAGTTAATTTGTTTTTTATGGTTCAAGCAATGGTTATCAGAGACGTACTTAATAATTCAATGTTTCAAGAACAGGGTTTTATACATCGTATTTTAATCAGTCGTATTGATGACTATGAAAAACCAGACATGTATGTAGATACTGTTAATAGAAATAGAACAGATGAACTTAGAAGACAACTAAAAAGATTTAACAATAGGCTTAAAGAGATATTAGATATCAGACCAAGAATGGTACCAGATAAGCATTTTGAACTTGATCCTATCATTATAACATTAGATGATAATGCTGCAACTTATTTGGCAAATTTCTATAACAGTACTAAAAAATATGGTAAAGAAAACAATATCTTAGAAAGATATAGTGGGTTCGCTAATCGACTACATGAACATAGTTTGCGTATTGCAGCCACATTAGCGGCATTTGAACATAGAACTGTTGTAAACATTAATGATGCAAAAGCATCAGTTAGTTTAATGCATTTTTTCATTGATGAGCGTAGTAAGTTAGATTTGGGTATTGAAGACACTAATCCAATATTAACTAGGGGTGCAAATTTATTTTTAGCATGGTGGAAACTGGACAAGAATAAAGATTATATTGGTACATTGAATGATTTACGAAAAGAGGGCCCAAACTTTCAACGTGCATTATCCAGTGAGCAAAGAGAAGAATTGTTAACCGAACTTATTAAAAATAAGGATGTGGTATGTGTAGAAACGGTTGCTAGTAACAAAAGAACTGTACGAAAATACAGATTAAGACTGGCAAATGATGTGGTCACAGAGTAGCAACTGGCCGCACTCTTCCGCACTCTGTGAAATTGCAAAAAGTGCGTTTAACGCTCAAAAACGCAATATTTTCACAGAGTAGCAAGAGTAGCAAGAGTGCAAGAGTAGCGATAAGTAGCGGTACTTGCTTGAGCCTAATATATAGTATTTTTTTTATATATATACTGCTATTTTACGCTACTTTTTGTTATTTTCTTAGTTTTTTAGATACCCCCGCACTCTTGCTACTCTTGCTACTCTGTGACCATAAATTAAGTAATTCATTCATATATAATAAGGTTATTAAATAAAGGATGCGTAAAAGTATTCTATCAAATAATCCCAAACCCACAGAACGTTATGACTTAGTTTATAGACTAATAACAGATAAAGATAATAAAAAATCTAAGATTTGGAACTTTAGTGGGTATCGTTGTAATGTATGTGACAAAATATTAAAAAATGACAGTACATTACCCAAACATAGTACACATTGTATGCCTAGAGAACGCAAATATAATATAGATGAGCCAGAACAGATTATCGATAGGTATGGCAGACCTTGGGAAAAAAAGTTCTGAAAATAATCAAAATTAAGCAGAAAGTATTACTTTTTAAATTTAATAAATAGTATATTACTAATGGATACCTAAATGCCAAACATACAATCACAATACCAAGAAGTTCGCATACCCTTCAACAAAATGAATTATGTTCCTGATGTACCAAGTACGGCATTAGGACCAAACGAATATAACGTAGGATTAAACGTTGAGTGTGATGTTAGGGGCATACGTAGTGTTGCTGGTGACCAACAGATATTAAACAATGTTCCAGGCACACCTACATATATCAGTGGTGGCTTTCGCTTAGGTGGACAGTTTTGGTATATAGTTGCAACAACAGAGGGCTATTGGTATGCAAGTAATGGCACGATTGATTGGTATAATATTACCCCAGGCGGAGGCCCCATACTTGGATATAATCAAGCAACTAACATTACTGAAGCATGGAATGGCACGATACCTTTTTATAATGATACTGTTGGCGCACCCATGTTTTTACCAGATACTGAAAATGCAATATTAGTTCAATATAGTAATCTTATTTTACCTAGTGGCATTGATGATATTGTTTATGTTAATCCAACAACAATGCAAATACAACTATCAACAACATATGACACGCCACCCTATATAGCAGGACAACAAATAGTTATTACAGATGTTAATAACTTTTTTAATGGTACATTCACAGTTGTAAGTTCAACAACAACTACAATCAATTATCTTGCAGTACCAGGCGCGAGTTATCCAGGCGGCAATGTAGGAACTGTAAGCCCAGCATATACATGGAACTATAATCCCAATTGGAGTAGTGTTGTTGCAAACTTTATGAGATTGTATAGCACACCTAACGTTGGTAGTATATTAGTAGCAGGTAACTTAATTGCAACTAACATTGATAGTTTAGGTGGAGATACAAATATCTATCCTGTTACAATACAATGGAGTCAAGCATTTGGTTTAAATCAAGCACCAACAACGTGGACACCTACAGTTACAAACGTTGCTAACCAACTAGAGGTTCCATTACGTGGTCCCGCGTTAGATGCATTCCCTAGCAATGGACAATTCTTTTTATGTAGTTATTGGGATACTGTTGTATTCAGTCCATTAAACTATTCAACAACAAGTGCACCTATTCTTGGCGTACGATTATACAATCAAGGTCGTGGACTATTAAGTAGTAACTGTTGGGGCAATACTGACAAATTAGTTTATGGCGTTGATGCACGTGACATATGGGTGTTCGATGGCAATGACTTTACAGGCATAGGCAATCAACAAGTTAAGAATTGGTTTTTTGACCAATTAAGTCCTAACTATTATGATAGAGTGTTTATGCAAATCAACACACAAAAAAATCAAGTGGAAATATATTATCCTGATCAAAGTGCAATTAACGGCGTGCCTAATAAAATGTTAAGTTTCCGTTATGATTTGCAAGTATGGAACCCACCAAGAGAAGTTAGCAATGCTACAATGGCATGCGAAAGCCCTATATATTTTAATAATAAATTTAACTTAGGTACACGTTGTGTAACATATGCAAGAGGTGTAACGAACGCAAAGATTATACAAAAAGATCAGGGCTTTAGTTGGTATGATGGCTCTCCTATTAATTCAACATTCCGTCGTGACAACATTAAGTTATTAAAAGATTATTCAGGTAAGTTAATGGTGCATAGACTATTACCAGAGGCTGTTAACATGGGTGCTAATCCAACTGCAGGTAGTCACAATGAATTGCCTATAACACCAAGCCCAGGATCGATTAACATTAAAGTTGAAGGTACTGATAGTGTAGGATCTAGTCCAATAGACACAACACGATTTACAATGAACTTAGATACGAATAATCCATGGGTACAGATAACACAAAACAGTCATCGTGTAAACACAATAGAAATTAATAATAGTTCAAATACAAACATATGGATGTGTAGTGCAACAACATGGCAGTATACACAAGTTGAGGACGACCGTTAAGGATATAATATGGCAAAGTTCCCAGTATCAACCGATGACAGTCAAGGTATTGTCGAAGCGGTTAACAATTTATTAAGTGGTCCCAGTGGCTTAGGTCAAAACTTCGCAGGCTTTAGTAGTTATCAACCTGTTTATCTTACAGGTAACTTTCGTAAACCATTTACACAATCAAGTTTAACATATCTTTATGTAGCACCAATAAGTTGTAGTAGTGCAGTGCAATTGGATGATAGAACCTTTCAATATAATTTTACTACAACACAATCAATCGTACCCTTTACTAATGGTAATAACATTAATGGAGCAGGATGGACTAACGATTTTTATAATGGTAGTGTAGGTACAATTGGTGTTGTTAAATGCACAACTGATTATGTAATTTTTAGAACAACAAACTATTATCCAGGCATTGGTGATGACACATCAGGTGGCACAGTTCAATTAGATTATGCGGATACAGTTAATTCAACCGATTGCAACGCACGTGTTATTGTAACAGGTGGTACTGACAGAGTTTTTATATCAGGACAGTTAGACCAAATATTAAGTTATACTGGATCAGGAGATTTAACTGTTAAGGTACAAGTTAATCGTTATATAGGCGTATTGAATAGTGACCCTATCAATCCAGATTATTTGTTTTTGTTTGAGGCAACTGTTGCAGAAAAAGAATACAACTATACTACATTAAGTGGCACAACACAAAATGTTGATACAGTTTTTAGTACATTGATCGACCAACCTAAGCCAGGATACTATTGGTATATACTTGAAATATATTATATCTCAACTGGGTCATTGATAGTTAATACTGATGAATTTAAATTAAGAAGTTTATCAGCGCAAGTGGTCAAGCAATAACAACATTGACTAAATACAATATAAGGAATCATATATGGGCGGTTGGATAGAATCATTTTTTCACAATCCAGGTGAAGCAATCAATAGTGCAGTTAATGATGTAGGCAATACAATTAACAATGCATGGAAAGCCGTACAACATAATCCAATTGGTGCTATCACAAGCGCAGTTGCTATAGCATATGGCATTCCTCCAGCATGGGCAGGAGCATTAGGTGGCGCAGCCAATGCGGCTAGTAATGGACAAGATATATTGAAAGGTGCATTCACCGGCGGAGCCATGGGTTACATGGGCTCAATGGCTGGTGCCGCTTCAGGTAGCTTAGGTCCAATTGCACAAGCAGCCGCAACAGGAGCAGTAAGTGCTGCAACAGGTGCTATATTAACTGGTCAAGATGTAATGACTGCTGTTAAAGCTGGACTAGTATTAGGTACAGTATCAGGTGGTGTTGCTCAATTGATGACACCCGCAGAAGCAATCGCTCAAATACCTAAAGATAAACTTGCAGAAATCTATGCTAAGGGTCAAGATCCATTAGGTGATTTAATTCAACAACAAGGTTGGACTGATAGTGATAGCGCACGTGCAGCCGCTAGCCAAGCATTTAGTAAAAACATGGCTACTACTGTTACACAATTGCGTGATAGTATTCCAGATTATGTATTGAAAGATGCACAAGCCGCAGTTAAAGCAAATCCAAATACTGATGTAGGTAAATATGTTGCTGATAAGTTAGGATGGAATTATAATACTGTAACAGGATCAGCGATATCTAATGAATATGGTAATTATGTTAATGCAAATAAGCCAGCAGTTGCGCCTGTTAGTACTGCGAAGCCTACAACAGTTAATGAGCCAACTACACCTACAACAGGTAATACATTTGTTGCCCCAGTTGAACCTACATTACCAGAAGGCGTAACAAAACTACCAAACGGAACTTATGTTAATAATGAGGGTCTTAAAGTTGATCCAACATCAGGCAATTTAGTTAATCCAAGTTTACCACGTGTTACATTACCAGATGGTACTACAGGATTATATAACCCACGTACTGGAACTGTGTATGATATTGATGGAAGTATCAATACAGATTATGTACAAAATACTAAAGGTCAGTTTGTTGAAACAAATCCTAAAGTAACACCACCTACTACAACTACTACACCACCAACTACTACACCAACTGCACCCGTAGCACCAACAAATACAGTAACTGAAACACCAATTACACCAACGAACGTTGATGTTGCAACAACACCTATACAACCTGTACAACCATGGAACATGCCAAATCAAGTTAATGTTCCAGACTTTGAAGCAAATCAAACATACAATCCAAACAATGTAACTCCTCCTCCTGGCGAACATCTTGCAAGCGTACAAGAAATGTTAGAAATGCAACAACATGGATTACATGCTACTCAATTAGCGCCAGGATTAAAAGCATGGGTTGTTCCTGATAATACAAATAGTATATCATTAGGTGATGGTAAATATTTAAATCTTGCAGACAATAGTATTGTTGATGTTAATGGCAAAACAATATTACCACCTATTAATCCAGGCGAAGGTACACAAGTTGCGGCAGCAAATACAGGGACAGTTACAGATACTAATACAACTAACGTTACAGGTATTAATTTAAGAAACCCTGATATCAATCCTACTCCAGGCAATAACTTTGGTCCCGGTGGCATGGTATGGGATGATGATTTAGGTCATTGGAGAGATTGGCAAGAGGGTGATGCAACACAAAGAATGTCAGGAATGTATTATGATACTGTTGACAAAATATGGAAAATGGCACCAACTGATAATACTAGTACAAGTACGCAAACATCTGCACCTAACGCACCTGTTAATCCTAATGCGCCAATTACTAGTGCGCCCGCAACTACTGCGACAAGTACAACACCTACTAACACTACAGAAGTTAATCCTGTTACGCCAACAGAAGTTATGCCATCTGCGCCAACATCGGTAGCAACTGAAACACCAATCGTAACACCAATATATACAAGTACAAATGTAACTCCTAATGGCGTTATAACTGAAACACATTACAATGATGGTTCTGTAAAAATTACAAATAATACAACTGGTACAGAACATGTTATTCCACCAACTACTAACGTTGCACCAACAGCGCCAACGTCAGTTATAACCGAAACACCAATTGTTAATCAAAATCCTAGTACAACTGTAACAACAACACCTAGTGACAATACAATTTCTTCAACGACACCAAGTACAAACACAACAACAGCGACTACTACGCCCAGTACTGTTACCGGACCTGTTACACCAAGTACTAATCCTACTGATATTGGTACTATAACAATTACTGCACCTAAACTACCACCAGAAACAAATACAACACCAATTGTACCTATCGTACCACCGACTGTTAATCCACCATTAACACCACCTACTCAAGTTACTATTCCCCCAAGTACAAAAATACCTGAGGTAGTCGTAGAACCTCCAGTAGAGCCACCTAAGCCACCGCCTGAGCCTCCAGTAGAGCCACCTAAACCTCCTGTGACTACGCCAGAAGAGCCTGTAGTGCCAATCGTACCTATTGTACCACCTTATACGCCTCCAACGCCAAAAGCACCAACGACATATGGCACTTATACTTTAGGTACACCTCCGGATTTGCATATACCTACTGGGTTAAATCCAGGTTGGATACAACCTGCTCCTTTTTATAAAAATACTACTCCAAGTCAAGCAGAGTTTTATTGGGGTAATCACCCATATCAGCTAGGGCCAGTGTTCAATCAAGAATTATATAATAATGTGCCTAATGCACCTAAAGTGCCATGGGGTATTAGTAATGCACAAACAAGCGCAACACCAGAAGAGATATTAAAAACATTAGCAGGATATTATCCTTCTATTTCAGGGCCTATTATGCCTACTGCAAAAATATAATAAATACATTAAAGGATACATATATGGGTTCTAAAACTTATTCATCAACATCACCTGAACTGTCACAAGAACAGAAAAATCAAATCGCGGCTACAACTGGATTTTTAACGCAAAACATTATACCAGCGTATAGCGGTGCAGTTAAAGGTGCTACTGATATCTATAATCAAAACGCACCAGGCTTAACTAATGCAGCACAACAATTAGGTGGCATTGCAAATCAAGCAAAAACAACATTAGGAGAAACAGGTGAAAGTGCTTTACGTACGGGTGTAACTGGATTAGAAAGTTTATTCAGTCCAGATTATGAAGCAAAACAAATTGCAGCCGCAATGACACCTGCTGAAGCACAATATCAACAAAACATTGCTAATCAAGGCGCACAGTTTGGTGGGGCAGGTGAATTAGGTAGTGCAAGACAAGCATTAGCAGGTAGACAACTTGCTGGATTAACTCAAGCACAACAAGCACAAACAGCCGCTCAAATTCAAGCAGGTATCGCACAACAACGTGCAAGCGCAGCCAGCAATTTAGCGCAATTAGGACAAGGTGGTTTAGGTCAAGCAGTAGGCGCCGCAGGTCAACAAGTAACTGCAGCTATGACACCACAACAATTGTACAATCAATATGCTAGTGTTATCTTTGGTACTCCAGCAAGTAGTTATACAGGTAACTTTACTGGCGCACAAGGTAAAACAACTACAGGTGGTCAATTGAATTTCGGTAACCCATTCGCAGGACTATAATATGGCTTATACACAACAAGATTATTCAATACCATTAGATACTTCAGTTGAAACTGAAGAAGAAAGAAGAAAGCGTGAAGAAGAAGCAATGCTTATGGCTCCAAAACAGCCAATTGCTCCTGTTGTTCCCAATCAAACATATAATAGAATGTTACAAGTTGAAAGTAACAATCAAAACTATACACCTAGTGGACAACCAGTAACTAGTCCAAAAGGTGCTATGTTCGCTGCACAAGTAATGCCAGCGACTGCACAAAACCCAGGCTACGGTATAACACCTGCTCAATCGCAAACTCCAGAAGAATATAATCGTGTTGGACAAGATTATTTCAATGCTATGCTTAAAAAATACAACGGAGATCAAACATTAGCGACAGCCGCATATAACGCTGGCCCTGGGCGTGTAGATAAAGCAGTACAAATAGCAAGCACACAAGGTGGCGACGTATTGCAATATCTACCAAAAGAAACACAAAACTATGTACAAAAGGTAGGCGTACAACCTCAACAAACTCAACAAGCACCAGTTGCCCCTGTTAATCCAATGTATACTATGCAAGGACAACAACCTGGCTTACAAATGCCAGAACAACAACCTCAAACTAGTTTGCCACCCGAACCTACAATGCCCCCAGTAATGAATCATTTACGTCAATATGAAGATGCACAAGATGATCCAGGCAAACTATTAGAAATTTCTAGAAGTGATGCACCTGATTGGATGAAACAACAAGCAAAAAATCGTGCGGGCGAAATATTAATTAGTAATAGAGATAAACAAAGAGCCGAAGAAGAAATTAAATCAATGGATCCAAATACTTTAGCAAGTAAGTTGCGTGAAAAGACTACAGGTGGTAGTTGGACTAAAGCAATTATATTTGGCTTATTAGGTATGGATCAAAGTCAACAAGCAGAAGCAGCTAAATTAGGCATTGGTAAAGAAACTAGCATATTAGGAGCTGATGGCAAACCATACTTAGTTAAAATGTCTAGTAATGGTACACCAATCGAAGGATATAGTGCTGAAACAGGTAAAAAACTTTCAGCAAATGAATTAGTAACTGTAACGAGTAATGCTACAGGTAAAGCAACTGATGTTTCATTAACACCTCATCAAGCTGTTATTAATGGCGAAGTACATACAATCAGTACAAAACGCACACCAAATGGTATTATGTATAAAGATGATAGTGCTGGTACAGGATGGACATCACAAGCACCAGTTGGATTAACTCATGTGGGTGCACAAGATCCAGCACACTTAAAAGGCTTAACTGCTGCTAATGGCATAGTGACTAAAATGTCTAAAGCAAATCAAGATGCTATAGCAGTTGGCGGACAACCAATATATAGTCAACAACAAATTGAACAGGCTAGAAATAGTGCATATGAAACTATGACAGGAAAGCCATATGGCGGTGGAGCTATGACCGCGCCAAGCGCACTTTCAGGTAATCAACCAGCACCCACGTCAAATCAGCAACCTACGCCAAATGTACAACCAACTGTTAATAAAACACCTGCAGGTAATCAACCTAAATCACAAGCACAAAGTATTTTAGATTATGATAGTCCTCCTCCAGTAGGACCTACGACTCCTGCTAAGATTGCATTATTAAATGAAGTACAACGATTGGCTGCACAACAAGGTAAAACATGGGATGCTGGTCAATATAAAATTGCTAATAAAACTAAACAAGATTTTACAACTGGTAAGCAAGGGCAAACTGTACAAAGTTTGAATGTTGCAGTTGACCATTTAGATACATTGAGTGAAGCGGCAAAAGCATTAGAAAACAAAAATATTCCATTGTTTAATGAAATTGGTAATATGTATAGTAAAAATACAGGCAGTCCTCAAGTTACAGATTTTAATGCGTTAAAATCTATTGTTGGTAGTGAAGTTGCTAAAGCAGTCGCAGGCGGTGCTACTGCATTAGGTGATCGTGAAGAAATTCGCAGAGAAATTAATGCGGCAAGTAGCGAAAGACAATTATTAAGCGCAATAGAAAAATATCAGAAACTAATGGCAGGTCAAGTTAAAGGCTTGAAGCAAACATATGAAAGTGCTGGATTAAAAGATTTTGATAATAAATTATTACCAAGAACTCAAAAGGTACTAAATTCAGTACAAGAACCAACAAGGAGTAAATGGTAATGAGTAAATCAGTAACAGTACATTTTGAAGATGGTAGTAGTCATGTATATGATGATGTACCAGATAATGTCGATGATTCAGAAGTTCATTCACGTGCAAGTCAAGAATTCGGTAAGCCAGTAGCACATATGGGTACTCAATCAATGGCTCAATCAACACAACAAGCACAACAGCCATCGATGGGCGAAAAGGTAATCGCGGCAGCACAAGTACCATTTCAAATGGCTGCTGAACATCCTGGTATAGCAGCCGGCGCCGCAGGTTTATATAAAGCCAATAAATTAGCCAATGCTTATTTGGATAAAGTAAAATTAGAAACAGAAGCTGCAAAGTTTGGTGAGCAAGGTATTCGAGCAAGAGAAGCAGCACAAGCAGCACAAGCAAGTAGAATGGGGGCAAGTACTATTACTCCTAGTTATGGTCAAGCAATGAATAGACCAAGCGTAGTTCAACAAGGTATGGAATATGCGAGTAAAATAAGACAACTTGCAATGGACAAAGTTATGCAAGGTGCAAGAGGTGCTACATCCATGGCTCCAAGCGCAGGCGTTATGGGCCCTGCAGTCGGAATACTTGCTGGTGGAGGAGCTGCGACAGGTTTTGCAGGTAATCAAATAGCAAATATGTCTCCAGAACAACGCAAATCATTTTATGATAATCAAATGTTAGGCGCAATGGGCGGTGATACTAGTTTAAGCGCCGCAATTATGAATCGTGGTCAATAATTTTAATAAGGAAAAGAAATGAGTACAATTGAACAATTAATACAAGTCTTTAATGACAATTTCGTAGCATACTATCGTAGTCATGTTGCACATGTAAACATAGAAGGTAGAAACTTTTATAGTGACCATAAGTTACTACAAAAAATCTATGAAAGTTTACAAGATGAAATTGACAAGATTGCTGAAAAGATTCGTAGTCTTGGTGACTATATGCCATGTGAAATACAAGATGTATTAAACAATAGTTATGTTGGCACAGGTGAACTTTGGGGCAATAGCGATTATTTGTTAAGTAAAATTTTAATGGATTTAGAACATTTAGTAACGAAATATCAAGAACTAAATGAAATTGCTGAGTTAGAAGACCATGAAGAAATTTCTAATTACGCACAAGATAGAATTACAACACTTACTAAACAGATTTGGATGTTAAAATCCACACTGAGTTAATACGCCATGAACACTATCAAGGATCAGATGATTTTGCGTGTTTCTAATCTGGGTATCAACTAATTGGCAGGAGTAGCTTGTGTCGTGTTCAATCTTTTATACGCATAACTTCCACGTACATCATATCCGTATTTCTTATGCAATTTTAGAAATGTGTCTTGGTCTTTACGCATAGTTGTACTGCAAACAATATTAATATTACTAACATAAGCAAAGGTCTCCCAAATGTTTAACATATCTTTAACTAACTTAACTCTAGTAATACTAGGTAATGTTAAATCTGTATGTGCCATTTTGACGAGTACCATTTTGTCATCACTCCATGGTGCTCTTTCTGTACCTGTAGCCCAAGTATATGCTATTAGTTTATTGTTGTTGTCTTTTGCTACAGATAGTAATTCTGTATTAGGACTAAAGAAACTGTTTACAACTGCTAATGTAATGTTTCTACTATATGTCGTTGGTTCTGGAGTAAAAATTGTGTCAATTTCACTCTCAAAATTGGTTTGTGCTAAGTTAACTATTGATTCTACATCAAATCCTGCTGCTTTGTGCCATGTGTAAGTCATTGCATTTCCTTTCGTAACAATATTTAACGTTTTTAAAAGATAAATAATAATATGCAAAACATTGAACAACCTATTAAAAAGAAAGACGGGCGAGGGGGCGCAAGAGCCAACTCAGGTCGCAAAAAAGGTTCAACTGAACAGATTAGTGTCGTACAACTATTAGCCACATTACGTGCAAAAAGTAATGGTAAAGGTTATGATGATATGCTTGTAGAAGATTTTCTAAAAGCACGAACCATGGGTGATAACAACATTACTATCAAATATCATAATCTGATATTGAATAAAGTTATGTCAACATTAAATCGTGTTGAAGTTACTGATACACAAGAAAGCATTGAAGCAAAACAACAAGCATTTGCTGAAGCATTTGCGAACTTAACCGGAATTAAGAAAGACTAAATAGTAATATGAAAAACGGTCTTTATGCTAATATCCATAAAAAACAAGAACGAATTAAAAATGGTTCTGGTGAGAAAATGCGTAAGCCAGGAACTAAAGGTGCACCAACTGCAAAAGCATTTCGTGAATCAGCAAAAACAGCTAAAAAAGGAAAGAGCAAATAATATGCCATTAATCAAATCAACAAGTAAGAAAGCATTCAGCAAGAATATTTCTAAAGAAATTGCTGCTGGTAAGCCCCAGAAGCAAGCGGTAGCCATTGCTTATGCAGAGAAAAGAAGTGCCGCTAAATCAAAGGCTAAATCAACTAAAGGAAAAAAGTAATGAAACCAGCAAAAGACCAAATGGATAACAGCCTATATGCTGATGGCATGAGTGGCCCAGGCTATAGCCGTAATAGTAGAACTAATAGTGTACAAACTAATAAGTGGTCAGGTCATGCAAATGATGGTCGCTTAGTTAATAAAGGGCGCGGACCTACTAAAGGCAATCAAGATATGAAGCCAATGAATGTTGGACCAAGCGCAACTAAAGATGGTTATCGTGCTGCACCAACTAGTGGTTTACCAGCTAGTGGTCAAGGTAAAGATATGTTTAAAGGTAGCGCACAAGTTCGTACACCAGGTGGCACACGTAGTTGGGATCCTAAAATGGGTCAGAACTATAGTGGTAATGCAGACCGTATCAACGTAAGTGGTTACTCAATGGGTGATGGCAAAATGGAAAAAGGTGGCATGCCTAAAACTAAAGCAGGCGACACTAATTTCAACTATGGACCTAAGAGTCAATATTAAGGATTAATCATGGCATCAACTCCATATCAAAAAACAGGTAATACAATATTAATTACTGCTAATACTTCAATCGGTACTGGTAATATTACTGTAGCAAACGCAAGCAGTAGTTTTAGTGGCGTTAGTGGTCCATTGTTTATTAAAGTAGACAATGTTGATGGTACAAATCTTGCATTTTTAAATTGGGGACCAAATGCAAACGCAGCCAATGTAACTATTGCTAATGCAACTAGTTCAGGTACAGGCATTTGTATCCAACCAAAATCTACAGAAATAATTGAAGTACAGCAATCAGGTATTAATGATGGTCCAAACACAGTATTTTTCAAGGCTATAAGTCCAGCAACAGCAGATTTATACATTACGCCAGTATTGGCATTAGGATTATAAGGAACAATTATGGCAACAGCAAACGCAAGCGTATCAACAGCATACAATGTAGGTCCGCAAAACTTATTCACAATTAGTACTCCGGGAATAGATATATTTCCAAATCCAATTGCTGATATCAGCAAAGCAAGTACAGCAGTTGTAACAACATCAATACCTACAGTAATTAGTACTACAGGTACAGTTGGTACAATTGCAGGTTCTGGCCCTTGGACTGCAACTATTACTAACATGACAACTACTACTGGTATTAGACCAGGTACTATAATTACTGCAACAGGTGGTACAGGTAGTATTGGTACAGGAGTAATTCATGTAGTTAGAATTCTTGGTAATACAAGTTTAACAATACAAGCAGTAGGTGGAACAACTCCAACTGCAGGCACAATTACTGATGTTTCAATTCCAGCAGCAGTTACAATCCCAGGTACAATGGTAGATGGTGATCCTATATTGTTAAATGATATCGGTGGAATGACAGAATTATTGACCGAAGGATATGATGGTACAAATCAATATTTTGTAAAAGTTACATCACAAACTACTTTTGAATTATATTCAGATAGTTCATTAAATAATGGTGTTGATAGTACAGGTTTTACAACTTATGTTGCTAATAGTGGTAACTATAATACTTACACAGTTACTGAATATCTTACTGCTGGTAATATAGCAGCAATGACATTCAATACTACAGGTACAGATATTGGTACTGATATTAGTATTGACCATGAAACAGGCGAAATTACATTGGCTGCAGATATTACATATCAATTGACTGCATTAGCATTTGCTGGTGAAACATCAGTGTTAAATGCATTACAGGGTGCAAGATATCAATTTTATAACGAATCAGAAGATACCAATATTGGTGTATTCGCTCCAATTGGCATACCATTAGTAACTACTGTAACACCTAGTGTAGAAACAGTATATCAAGTAAGAATGTTTAGTCATGAAGGATTACCATTCCGTTATCCAGATCAAATCGTTAATGCTACATTAAATGTAGTAGCAATCAGTGGCTATCCAGTAGCATAAGGAAAATAAATGAAAACAACTAACCCACAACAAAAGCCTATTAATCAAAAACGTGGACCTACAACTGGTAACGAAAATCCAGGTACTAAGCGTAGTGATTTTATGAGTGAAAAATCTAAAAGTTCAGGTGAAAAATCTGTATTAGCAAAAATGGTCACAGACGCAATGGCAATGCGTGGTCGTGGTCAACGCGGTAAAGATGATCCTGCATTAGAAAGTGTACATGACAATACTAATGTTGGACGCGGACCTACTAAAGGTAACGCTGGCAGACGTAAGTAAAATATGTTTGGCATATTTGGTGGACCTCAAGGATTAAATCCGGCAACTATGATGCCATATACATGGGCACCCCCACCACAGTTACCTGTATATCCTAAACCAAGTACGCCATCGACATATGTTGCACCAAAAATTAATTGGGGTAATCCTTTAGTAAATTTGCAAATTCCACAAGGTATTAATCCCGGCTGGATACAACCTGCATCCTTACCTACTCAAAATCCTACTCAAAATCAATTTAATTGGGGCAATCCCAATCCATTAACTTTTGCACCATTTACTCCCTTACCGGTAAAAATTAATCCAATAGCACCAACGCCCTTAGCAACTAATACAATTAAAAAATGATAAGATAAATAATAATAGAGACATGGGGTCTCTTGTTTTATAGTTTAGAAAAGGAAATAGAAATGAAAAAACAAAAAGTAACACCAGCAGAAAATATTTGGGATCAGCCCATTAATCCCGAAACATTAGAGCCAGAAACATCTGAGCCAGAAATAATTGAAGAAATAGTACAAGAAGTAAAAAAACCAACGCAACCAATTAGTATAGGCGCAGGTGATTTTGATATTGAAGGTCTAATGACAGACTTCCCAACTGCAACAGACTTAGAACGCTTTGTTTACGACCAAACAGGTGTTACATTAAATCTAAAAGGTCGTGCAAATAAATTAAAATATGAAGTAGCATTAAGTGTTCTTAATGGTGAAGATATTGACCCTAAATTTATTGGCGGAACTAATCCATATATTGAAAAAGCAGATATGGTTCCAGTTGAAGAATTAAAACCAGTACCCCCGCGTGACCGTTCTATTCCAGGTGATGACGAAGTGCAAAATAACTTTTATAGTCCCTTTGTACCTCATCCCGATCCAGACATGAGAGCACAAGATAAAAAAGTTGATATGGTTTTTAAGAAGTATAAGAATGGTATGATTACATATGAAATACTAGGACCATTAGAACAAAAAGCAGTTGGTGAAAAACTAGACAAATATGGTCGTACTCGCCCAGAGATTATTAAATGGGTAGATCCACGTACAGGTGAACAAGTTGCAATTCGTGCAGATGGCTCGATGACTCCACAAGGTAAACGATTACGTGGTATGATGCAAACATTTAGAATTAATAAATCTAATCAATGGGACGTTTGGGTCGATAGAGACTTTATTACAGTTGATGGCGGTGTTGCTAATAACCCATGGGATTTAGATAAATGATAGATAAACTTACTGGTAGAAATAGAGAAATACTTAGAGCAAGACAGGTAAAGCAAGAACATCTTGCACAAGAAACTGTTATTATGCAAAAAGTAAATCATGCTTATAGAGAAGCATTCAGAGAAAGATTTCCTGGACAAGTTGAACATGTATTACGTTTACTAAGTGAACGATTACAAATGGGTTTAGATAAACGTGATAATGTTGTTGTTGATGATGTTACTACTTGGAAACTAAGTCCGTCTGACATCAATCAATTAGCAAGTGCATTACATAATGTATATCAAATACATAGAGACTTTCAAAACGCCAGCGAACTTACATCATTATTAGATAATCATTTTACTGACATAGAATAATGCTTGGTACAGAAACATTAATGGCAAGAGCATTGCGTTATGTCGTTGATAAAAACGAATTAACGATTGATAGTCTTAATTACATACCCGGCCCACTAAAAGAACAACTTCAAGAACTAAGCATAGAAATATGCGAAGATATGAAGTATAATCAATTAAAATACTTTAGACCTTTTAATCATCAATTAAAGTTTTTTAGTACAGGTGATAGTGAACGCCGTGGTATACTTGCTGCCAATCGTATTGGTAAAACAGTAAGTACCTGTTATGAAGCCGCAATGCATTTAACTGGGATATATCCTGATTGGTGGGAAGGTTATCGCTTTAATAAACCTATCACATGTATGGTAGCAGGCGAGGGCTGGAGTCAAGTTGCACTTGTACTACAAAATGAATTATTAGGAACACAAGATGTTAAAATTACTGAAAATCTTGGAAGCGGCGCTATTCCACGTAAATGTATCGTTACAGAAACTATGCGAAATGATGGTGCTAACTGTATTGGTGTTGAAGTTAAACATGTATCGGGTACTAATAGTTATTTGCTCTTTGCTAACTACACACAAGAAGTAAGACAATTACAGGGTTTTAAATTAAACTTAGCAATCTTTGATGAACAACCACCAGATGATTTTTTTAGTGAAATTGTAACACGTACTGCTACAACACAAGGTAAAGTGTTATGTTCATTTACTCCATTAAAAGGATTGAATGGATTAGTTAGTAAGTTTTGGAACAAAGAACAAGGATATGAATATATTCGTGTGAGTTGGGATGATTGTCCTGAATATGATCCATGGGGAATGCCCTTTTTATTAAACGAAACACGCAAACAATTAGAACGTGATTATTTACCACATGAACGTGAAGCACGTATTGCAGGTAAGCCAGTCATGGGTAAAGGTGCAGTGTTCCAATTAAGTAACTGGCCCACTTATAAAACTGGCGATATAGACTTTAGTAACATAAGTAATATACAACGTATCATTGCATTAGATTTAGGTCTTGTTAATGATAAAACTGTTATTAGTTTAATGTATTGGGAACCATATGACAAAACTGCGTATTTACATAGACAAATTATTGTGCAAGGCATTGAAGAAGCTGTTCCAACACAATATATTAATCATTTATTAAGACCAGAAGTATTTGGTACTCCTATTGTATTACCTGCTGATGCAAGTACATCTGGTCGTTATACAATGAGTGCAAATAGCATACGTGAATTATTTGAAAGTTATGAACTTAATGTTTACGACAAAGCAATAATGAATCCACCTGATAGTCAAGGTCGTGTTACAAATCATAAAGCATATGGTATCAATCAAATGCGACAAATGCTAGAAGTTGGAAGTTTAATGGTTAATGAAAACTGTACACAATTTTTAAGCGAAGCACAAAACTACTTTGTAGATGAAAAGGGACGTTTTAGCGATCCAGACGATTGTATTGATAGTTGTCGTTATGCATTATTAGGTATATTGAATGGAGTCGCTGAACCATGGGACAATCGCAATAGTCGTCAACGTATGATGGCTCAACGAGATAGATATATTCGTAAAGATAATACTAGTAAGCCAGCTTGGAAACAAGCATATAACCCAGCAGAATAAAGGAATATTATGAGTAAAGGTAGCAAACAAAGACCAACTGACAAAAAACAGTTTGATGAAAACTATGAGAAAATCTTTGGTAAGAAGCAGAAGCATGAAGAAAATAAAAAGACTAAATAGTATATAACCAAGGGCAAACATAATGCTTGATATTAAAAACATACCAATAGAAGACATAAATCAAAACAGATCCATTAATTCTAGATTTGTCAGAATGAAGAATATGATGGATACTAAGATGGCTAGTTATCTTAGATATTTAGGAACTAAAAATGCTGTCAACCGAGCTAGTGATTATCATTATTTGTGTCTTGCCGTTACTGATAGTACTGCTCCTGTCAACGGCATTGATTATATTCACCCAAGCGTCAAGCCTGTTGTGGATTACGCAACTGCTGTTATTGCTAAAGGACTTATGCCAAATGGCGAAATAAACTTTGAGTTTGTAGCAGATGGTGAAGATGATGAAATAGCCGCACGTCAAGCAACTGAAATGGTTAAGAAAGTTGTTAACCAAATGAATGATCCACATTTTATATTAGAACGTTGGGTCATGGATGCTAACATGCATAAAAATGGCATGATGATGATTAAGCCAATACGTGAACAAATTACACGTTATGTAGAAACACAAGGTACATTAGACCAATTAAAAGCATTTGAACAACAAGCAATTGAAGGTGGATTAGTTCCATTACGTCAAAGTCGTAGACGTATAAATGTTGAAATGGAAAAGGTACTACAAGAAGTACAACAATTAACTGGACAACAAAATCAAAATATTGCTCAAGGTATTATTGACAAATACATGGAAAGTTTAGGATCAAGTGATAATGAAAATCCATTAGATAGTGTTGCTCAAAATGTAACTGGCGTACAAACTGAGTTGATAGATGGTGAAAAATCTATATTGAGTGATGCAATTAGTCGCAATACAATTTATGTTGCAAAATATAAATTAACTGGTTATAGTATTAATATTAAGTTTCATCCTATTGCACAACATTATTGGATATGTGATCCAACATGTCCTGAAATGAAGGATCAACCTTTCTGTGGTTATTATGATCCAATGACTATTCAAGAATTAATGGAATTATATCCTGATGTTGATTTGGCTGAAGTAGAACGTCATGCTGAATATAATATGAATGGTGCTTATCAAGCAGGTTCAGTATTAAACAACTTAGCAATTCATGCACGTGATAGTGTACCTGTTATGGGTATACCTGTTAGTAGTGCAGCAAGTGCTGATCCAGATAGTAGAATGGTTTCAGTAGTTACAGTTTGGAATCGCTATGACATTGATGGCGATGGTGAATTAGAATTAATCGAATTAATTTATACAGGTAGTTATATTATTAGCGCAAAAGAAGTTGAATTCATTCCAGTTGCTAATATGTGTCCCAAGCCCTTGCCAGGCAACTTCTATGGTATGAGTATTGCTGAATCAGTAATACCTATGCAAGAATACAATACTTCAGCAGCAAGGGCAGAAATACAATTAGGTTTATTAACAGCCACACCAAGGATCGGTGTTAAACCTGATAGAGTAGACTTTGAGATGATGCAAGATGGCGAAAGTGCTATCTTTATTTTAGATAGTAAGTTTGATCCGGCAAAAGACATCTATCAAATGCCTCCTCCTGGTGGTAACTTGCAATTCTTAGAAGTTGCAATGAATCGTATTCAACAAGACACTATGGCTATGGTTGGTATGACTACTCCACAAGATGTGTTCAATCCAGAAGTAATGGCACCTGGCAATAGTGGTATCAAACTACAACTTGCATTAACACCAAATCAAATCATACAAGATAACACAATACGTAATGCGGCTGAAGGACTGAAAGAAGCATTATGGTTAATATGGCGTACACTAATTCAATATGGTGATGATTATGGTGTTAAGAAACTAGCACAAACTTATCACCCAGAAAAGAAAGCAGAGTTTTTAGACTATACTTCATGGGACGATATGAACTTCTGTGATAGAAAGCAATTACATTTAGAACTTGCAATTGGTATGATGAGTCAAGAAAATGCATTGGGCAGATTGCAAACAATACAACAATGTCAAACTCAATTGTATACAATGACACAGGGTATGGTACAAAGTGGTACATTAACTCCAGAAGTTTATAAAAAGATTAAGAAGCCATTTGCTGATACATTATATGTACTTGGTGTAAAAGACTGTGATAGTTATTTACCAAGTGATAAAGAAGTAATGGCTATGATTCAGCAAGGTCAAGAAATGATGAAGAACAAAGAACCTAGTCCAACAG